TCCATGTAAAGTTACCTATTATTACTTTGATTTGATTGCAACCTCTACATTGTTTTTTACCTTCGGCAGCATAAGGATTATTTACTCGCAAATGATCTTTTGGCAGGCGACCTGTGCGTTTGGCATTTTCCATATGGCATACCCAGTCTGGATTATCAGCCACATCCCTGTCGTATGTGAGCCTAAGCATTTCATGATTGCAATTGCAATATTTGCAGTAGAATGCGATTGAATCGTGCCTTATCCATTTGTCATAATATTTTTTCTGTCTTTCTAAAGCTCTTTTTTTTCTGATGGCTTTATAGTCTTTTCCATCTATGCTTTTCCTAGCTTCATCTCCCCACCGAGTAAATTCTCTATAATCTGTGATTTGTAATTCTTTTTCTGTCCAAATTTCGTAAGTAAGTCCATTAAGTAAGCAATATTCCTTCCCATCATTTATTTGCAAATCAACTTCAGCATAGCGAGTATCAAGTATTTTTTGGGGTTTTATCTCTTTCATATGCTTGTTATCTATCAAAATATCTGCTACCCTACTTCTGCCATTTATTTCATAATAAAAAGCTGTGCTGTATTCTTTGATTGTAGGGTCATTTTCAATAATTGTAATTGCTCTCAATTCATATGTTGAAAAAAATGTTACATATTTTTGCATTTTGTTGCTATAAAAATATCCAGCGTGACTTCTTTTGCATTTACCGTTAGCGTGTTGCCTAGCGGCGCAACGTGACAAATGCTCTTTTAATCTCTTCCCAGCTTCAGATGCATACTTTATGGCCGCCGATTTTGACATTTTAATTTTTGTCTCTTCACTTTTTTTCCAAGGATTGTTGTTTTCTGATGTCGCCAAGTTATTTCTCCTTTTTTGGGGCACAATTAATGTAGCATCCAAATTTTAAAAAGCAATAAGAAAATCAAAAAAAAAGGACCCCGACTTTTCAGCCGGGGTCCTAGTGATATCGGGTGATATCAATTACTATCCGTTACACAACAAAGTTAGCAATTGATAGACGGGCATAGAACTTTGCACCTTCACGTAGCAATTTCTTTCCATACCTAGTCAAAATTCCCTTACGTGGGCAGAAGCTTTCTGGATCTAGCACAACTGGTGTTTGTGTTAGCGGTACATAGGGGCAATAGAAGTAGCCCGAATCCATGTAGCTGTCGCCCTTATAGCCCATCAACAACTGGTTGGTGGGGAATAGAGGATCCTTGTAGAGACGGTAGCGGTTAGCAACAGTACCGACGTACTGAATACCAAGTGAGCTAGTAAATGTCTCAGAAGGAGCTGGTGCGAAACCTGCGGTGGCTGTTTCGAAGATCGAAGCAACTTCAGGTGAGGTCACGATGAAGTTAGCGCCGCCACGTAGGGTCTTACGATGGATGACGTTGGAAACTTCAACGATCTTCACATAGAGAGACTCATACTTTTCCTTGATGGTATCACCAAGGGCGGTAGCGAGGTCCCAAGCAGCGACAGTACCGGCGTTCTGGCGAAGGTCCTGAACGCACTCACGGTCGATTTCTAGGTTGATTTCCTGAGCGAGAACAGCGGTCAACTCAGCTTCAGCATCAAGATTGTGCTGTGAGCGGAGGTCCTGCTGAGCCTCATAGGACCAAACGGCCTTCAATTTACGAGTCTTAGCAGCGATCTCTTCTGACTCAACGACTAGGTTGATTTCAGGGAGGTCCTGATTGCACTCCATGTTGTACTCGTAGGAGACTACGCAGTAAACAGGGCCAGCTGCAGTGCCGTTCCAAGTTAGGCTGAAGCCACCTGTATTGAGGTCTAGGCTACCAGCTGTAGCGAGGTCGGTGCCGCTGACAGTGTTGAAGGTGAAAGCGCCAGAGCTAGCAACGGTGAAGGTCTGGGAGACGGTGCCGTTTAGATAAACGGTGCCGGTTACAGTTCCGCCGAGGATAGGTGTGTGCTGGAAGTTACCCATGTTTACTGTGGCATTGGGCACAGCGATTGTGTCAGGGGTCTTCTCGTTCTGGACGAACTGGCTGGAGTAGTAGATGTCAAGGTTGGCATCACCGCTCGCCCTCTGTTGGAGGGAGGTGGGATCGTCAGCGGGGAAGCCGCTGTCGTTCGAAGCACCCTGCATATAGCCCTTGTTGGAGCTATAGCGGAAGCGGAGATAGTACACCAAGCCGGTTGGGCCGAGTAGGGGCTGCACGCTTACAATCTTGTTAGCGATTAGCTGGGGGTAGATACGACGGACAAGAGGAATTGAAATTCTCTTGAACTGTGCGACGTCGGATGTGTCTGTAGCGACTTCGTTGATAAGCCTCTGGTTTTCGAGTAGAACTGCAGTAGCAGAGCGGACATAAGGGTCTTCGATGCCCTTTAGAATACCAGTTTTGCTCCAACGAGTCTCTAACTCTTTTGCTTCATTCAAAAATCTAGCATTAGCGTTCATGTATAACTCCTATAAGGTTTAGTTTTTATTCTTCTTAACGCCTGAAAGAATAAGTAGCTCGTTTGTCTCACCGGAGCCAGTGTTATATTCCGCAATAACCTGAACGTTCTCGGTGTCGATATGTCCTCTCCCACTTGCGCTCTTTACTTTCGTGGCTCTTTCTTTCTGTTCTGTGATAACTCTAGCCTTCTTGTTATCAACTGGAAGGGCCTTGCGGGCTTCAGTGATGACAGCGGAGGTTTTGCGCACAGACTCGTTTAGACGAGTGTTATCTGTTGAGAGGCGAATGTTGCGTGCTTCGAGCATTCTGATTTGGCCCTTAAGTTCTTCAACTTTCTTGGTGGCTTCATCAAGTTTGCTGGTAGTAGCAAAAGTCTTCTCTTCGTCAGATAGGTAGTTGCTGGTAATGTTGATAATCTTATCGAGTGCAACCTTGTGCTCAACGACTCTGGGGTCGTTCATGAGATCATGGCGAGCTTGCTCGTAGATTTCTCCGCCCTTGAGCTGGAGGAATTGGTCAACCTTATCAACAATGTAGCTTTTCATTTCAGCGAGCTTGCCGTCATATTCCTCGTAGAGGTCAACTTCGACTTTGCCCTTGCTGTTTCTTTCGGAAAGAAGCATCTGATAGGCTTCTTCGTAGCCCTCTTCGAGGGTTTTTTCGAATTCGGCCTTCTGAACTTCTAGGCGGCTGCTGAGATCGTTAATAATCTCGTAGGCCTCTTGATAGCCCTGATAAGCTGTTTTTTCAGCTTGGGCTAGCTCTGTAGAAAGCTGTGAGTAGGCCTCTTCAAGATTCTTGTTATATTCTTGCTCAAGCTTCTCAGTGGCTTCAGAGAGCATCTCAGAAACGGCTGAAGCGACTTCGTTCACCTGATCTTCAGGTAGCAGTCTTTTCAATGACTCAACAATTTTATGTTCCATTATCCTAACCTCATTTTGATGTTGTTAGTTTGATCTTTTACAATTCCGCCCAGACATGCTATCAGAGCATCTTTGTTTACCTTATGTATGCCGCTGGTCTCATTTTTTTTCTGGGATTTCTCGAAAACCTCTGGAGTGTACTCCTGACTCTCCTTGGTTGTGCCAACTTTCTTTTGGAAGGCGGCGAATGTAGACGGGTCAGCAACCACATCAAAAGTGATGAGTTTGTAAGACTCGTCAATTACAAGGATGCCATTTTCATTCGTCTTACCGTTGCCTACGCCACGGGAAGAAACACCTACTCTAACACCATCATTAATAAGGGCTCTTAATATCTTGCCATGGGGTGTATTAAGGATTTCTCCCTCTCCCATGAGGACATTGCCTTCCCACCATAACTTGGTGATAACGTGCGATGCTTTTTCGAAGTGAATAATGCTATCTTCTGGGTGGTCGAGTTCACCCACAAGTCCTCTAGCTTTAACGCATTCTTGCAATTTCTTTACATTCTCATTAAGTACACTGTAGCTGTACATTCTCTTATTTTTGTTAACGGCTTCCGCCTCTTGGAATTTTCCACGGAATTTGGTGAGTCCCTTTTCGGAGGACTCATTCATGGAAAGCTCAATGCCTCCGTGCGTGCAGCAGTCAACTAGTAGATATTGATTCACGTTATCTCCTTAGTGTTAGTTCTTTGCTGTCTTTGCCAACACATCATCTTGGGGAACAACGTCGAGGTTCTTCTTGTACCAATTTGATGCGTTTTCGGGGTCAATGAGCTTGAAGCTGTCGCCCAAGGTCATTTCCTGACCGGGGATATAAGGATTGCTTAGGGCTGGCCAAGTATCCTTTCCACCGGAGGTTCCTAGCTCGAAGGTATCGGAAACCATGGGTGTAGCACCCTTGATTAGGAAGTCTCCGCCTTCAGGAGCGTAGGGGTTGTGTAGCTTGGGATTGAGGTCGCTACCGTTCATGTTTGTGTAGTATTCCATGCCGGTGACATCAACCTTAACAGTATGACCGTCAGACATTGGGCTTAGGTCGTATGGTCCCTTGTGATCGCCGGGGCTTCCGTTCATTGCACCGTATTTGTGAATGAAGGGGTTGTCGCCGTTGATGCTGATTGTGGGGGACATGACTGTCCAAGCAGCGCCGTCGAAATCAAGAGCCTGAGTAGCGGCCTCTAGGTAGAGGGCTAGATCTTCGGCTAGTTCTAGTGTTCCCTTGTTTTCATTCTTTAG